ACACCTACAACTAAAGCATTGGCTAATGTGAGTATTACTGGGCTCTCAGCGGTATCAAATTTATCTGTACCTACCCAAAAAGCAGATGCTAATATAGGCGTAACAGGTTTAGCAGGAACTACTACGCTAGGGACAGCAATACAAAAAACAGTGAATAAAGTATTAGTGGTTGGTGTTTCAGCAACAGGTTCAGTCACTTCACCAAATATTTCTGGTAAAGCTAATTTTTCTCTAACAGGTGTATCTTCTTCAGGTTTGACTAATGTAGTCTTGATATGGGGTGAAGTAGATGAAAGTCAAAACGCTAACTACAATGAAGTGTCAGTTTCTCAAACACCTAACTACACTAACGTAAATAGTAATCAAACACCAAACTGGGAAGAAGTAGCTTAATTCTAACAATTACACTATAATTTTACAATGGCAAGTACGTATATAAATAATCTTAGATTAAATGAGATGGGTACTGGAGATCAATCTGGTACATGGGGAACAGTAACTAACGCTAACTTAGAACTTATAGGTGAGGCTCTTGGTTATGGCACAGAGGCATTACCAAATGCGACCACAGCTAACTCAGTTGTAGCAGATGGATCAACTGATCCAGCAAGAGCTTTATACATAAAATATACAGGTACGTTAGGTGCGACCTGTACTGTAACTATAGGTCCAAACACTATGAAAAGGTTGCAGTTTATTGAAAATGCTACTTCTGGCGGTCACTCAATAATTATTAAACAGGGTTCTGGTACAACAGTTACTATTCCTAATACTGAAACTAAAATTTGTGTATTAGATGGAGGAGGTGCAGGTGCTAATGTTTTCCAAGGTTTTGAAGGTTTAAATAAAGCTGGTTTTGATATGAACACAAACACAAGTGGACATATGTTAGTAGCTAACGGTACTAAGTTTTTCCCAGTAGCTATGAGCGGTGACGCAACTATAGCAAGTAATGGAGCCATAACTATAGCTAATGACGCAGTAGAACAGGCTATGATCGCAGATAACGCAGTAGGTGCAGATCAAATAGCTGATGATGCCGTAGGTGCTGACCAACTAGCTTCTAATGCTGTTGTAAATGCAAGTGTTGCTTCTGGTGCTGCGATAGACGCCACTAAAATAGCAGACGGAAGTATTAGTAATACAGAATTTCAATATTTAAACGGTGTAACTTCTAATATTCAAACCCAACTTAGTAATGCACTTACTTCTATAACTTTCCCTACTGGTGCTTGGATTAATTCAGCTGATGGCAGGAATAGACTCTATTTTACTGCTAATTCTTCTACGCAGATTAAATACGATAATTCTTTGTCTCTGATGAACAATTCAGGTACGACAACAGCGACTATAAATAATAGTGGTGATTTTACAGCCACAGGTAACGTAGGTGCATATTCTGATATGGCACTTAAAGAAGATATTTATCAAATAGAAAACGCTTTAGAAAAAGTAAATAAATTAAGAGGCGTACATTTTACTCGTAAATCAAACAACTCAAAAGAAATAGGAGTAGTAGCTAACGAAGTAGAAAAAGTAGTTCCAGAGTTAGTGGACGAACACGAAGATAAAGAGTTGGGTAAAATTAAAACCATGAAATATGCTAATACAGTTGGTCTACTTATAGAAGCAGTAAAAGATTTAAGTAAGCAGGTAGAAGAACTAAAAAATGGCTCTACCAACTAGTGGACTTATAACTCTTAACGCTGTCCATATAGAAAAAGATGGTTTTGGTGCAAGTGGACAGCCTGTCACTTTGAATGACGCAGACCTTAGACAAATGAATCCAGGTCCTGGGCGAACTATCCCAACAGGCTCTGGTACAGCAATAGAATTAGCAGATTTTTATGGAGCTACTGACACTCATCAAATAACTGTAACCAACGGTATTACTGGTGTTTATATCGGTGGTGCTAGTTCTTGGAGAATAAATGGCTTTATGACTACAGGTTCATTCGGTACAGGGAATGGTGGTTTTCCTTCCTGTGGTTCAATAAATTCTAATAGCAGATCAGGTTACTATAATGGTTCGACTGTAAGAGCAGTTTTTTCAAGATATCACACTAACGCTAAGTACACCGATTTAGTTTTTGTTTTAGATGGTCAAGTACAAAATGGATTCGGCGGTTCATCAACATATGGAGCTGGTGCTGCAGGTTGGGAACATGTAAGAGTCTATCATGCTGGAGTAGGTTTCGGGGGCAGTTCATTTACTACGATGAGTAGATATTATGCTAATTATGGTTATGATTCTAATAGAAACGTAACACGTTGGTCATACCAAATAGGTTATACTTATGTTGGTGGTCAAGATGCGCCACCTTGGAATGCATCAACTAATGCTACAACTTACGTGGAGGTTTATTAAAGATGGCTCTTCCAACTAGCGGTAACTTAACCTTAAACCAAATACATATAGAAGCTGGTGGATCTTCAGGAACTGCTTGTACTATAAATGATTCTGACATAAGGGGACTATCAGCTGGTTCTGGTCAAACAATTAACAGTAACTCAAATACAGCTATTGAAATAGGGGATTTTTATGGAGCATCATCAGAGTACCCAATAAATATTCCTACTGCAGCTTCAAACAGAATAATAGTTAAAGCAGCAACAGAAAATTTAAGTGGATATGGTGGAGCAGATTTTTATGGGTACTCATCTAATGGTACAGGTGCTTCTATCAGTAATCCTAATGGAGGATTAAACTTTGGCACTAACATTTCTTTTTCTAACTTTAGTGCTAATGGAGGTAGTTCAGATGGTATAGGTTCTTACGAAGGAGGAGGGTTAAATATCATGTTTAGGACAAACGATAATTCAAAAATAACTCTTGATCCTAACAAAATGAATTTTACGAGAATTGATGTTAATAGGACTGCTAGTGCTGATCCTTCTTATGGTTCATATGGACCAGCAAGGAGTTATTATGTAAGTCAAGCAACTATTATCAATTATTTTCAAGACTATGTATGCTACATGTATTGGGGCAATGCTTACGGTCAAGCTATGGGTAAAACTGGTGGTGGAATTTATGGTAATGCTTATTCTACACCAACACACACATTAACATTCGTATGAGAGGTAAATATGGAAACATTACTATGGATAATATTTATAATTGTAATCGGTAAGGCATTACTGAAAGCTATCAGACCTGACCTAAACAAAAGGTTAAATAAAAACGCTCAAAGTATAGGCAAAGCGATGAAAGCATATTATGATTATTGTAAACAATGGTGGTAAAATGGCAACTAGAACGACAGTCGCAGAAGTAGATAAAAGGTTAAGTGCTCATGAAGCACGATGTGACCAACGTTGGAAAGAAAACTACCGACGTTTAGATTCAATTGAGAACGGTATTTCTTCGATTAATAGAACTATTAGGAATGGCTTAATATTTATTGTAACCATTTCTATAACTATTATTGGATTTTTAGTAAAATTCTTATTGTTTTAGAGGTGTAAAATAATGTATCCCTCAGAAACTCAGTTATCAAAACATTTCAAACTAAGGGAACTAGAAAAATCCCAAGTTGCCTTACGTAATCATATTGATAACTCTGTCAAAGATAAAACAACATTTAATAATTTAAAAACTCTTTGTGGAGAAATACTTGAACCTGTACGAAATCATTTCGGTAAACCTTTTACTCCTAGTTCTGGTTACCGCTGTTTGGAGCTCAATAGAAAACTTGGCTCTCGTGACACTAGCCAACACACTTTAGGTCAGGCTGTAGATATAGAAATTCCTGGGATAGATAACGAGGAGCTCTTTGATTACATAAAAGAAAATTTAGAATACGATCAAATTATATTAGAATTTTACGATGGTGTAGATCCCAGAAGTGGGTGGGTACATGTAAGTTATGTATCCCTTGAAGATAATAGAAAAAACAATTTTTCTTATGATGGTACAAACTATAGAGTTATAAAATAATGAAGCTAACTAAAGTACAATTCAAACCTGGAATCAACAGAGAAAACACTAATTATTCTAATGAAGGTGGCTGGTTTGATGGAAACCTAATAAGATTCAACAAAGGACTACCAGAAAAAATAGGTGGTTGGAGAAAAGATAACACTAATACTTTTTTAGGCAGATGCAGAGCTTTACATGGTTGGACTAATTTAACAGGTACAAAATATTTAGGTCTAGGCACAACCACGAAATACTATATAGAAAAAGGTGGTTCATTTTATGACATTACTCCATTAAGGCAAACAACTGCTGCAGGAGATGTTACTTTTACAGCTGTTGATGGTTCTAGCACAATAACTGCAACAGATACTAACCATGGATTAGGGGTTGGTGATTATGTAAGTTTTAGTGGTGCTACAAGTTTTGGTGGTAACATTACAGCAGACGTTATAAATCAAGGGTCAGGATATTTGAATCAAACAGGTTTTGTTGTGACGGCTGTAACAGGTGTAAACACATATACTTTCACAGTACCAGTAACAGCTAATTCTTCTGACGCTGGCAGTAATAAAGGTGGAAGTAATGTAATAGGTTATTACCAACTACAAATCGGTCTTGACGCCTATGTATCTGGCACAGGTTGGGGAGCAGGTGCTTGGGGAGAAGGTTCTTTCGGCTCTACTAGTCCATTGGCTTTTGGTAATCAATTACGTTTATGGTCTCATGATAATTTTGGTGAAGACTTGGTTATAAATCCACGTAACGGAGGAGTGTATTATTGGGATAGTTCTAATGGGGTTGAGTGGTCTAGTAGTAACAGTCATAACAGAGCACAAAATATAGTAGATTTAGCTGGTTCTAATTTAGCTCCAACAGTAGGGCTTTTCACTTTAGTTTCTCAAGTAGATAGGCACGTAATAGTTATGGGTGCTGACCGTATTAATACAGCAGGGACTGCTAGAACAGCAGTACAAGATCCACTATTTATAGCTTTTTGTGACCAAGAAAATATATTAGAGTGGGAACCAAAATCTACTAACACCGCAGGTTCTTTAAGTCTTTCAGAAGGAAGTATTATAGTCGGCGCAGTAAAAGCTAGACAAGAAATATTAGTTTGGACCGATACTTCTTTATACAGTATGCAGTTTGTTGGACCACCATTTACATTCGGTATAAATTTAATTAATAAAGAAACAGGTTTGATTGGACCTAACGCAGCAATAGTTTCTTCAAAAGGTGTGTTTTGGATGTCCACTGATAGTTTTTATGTTTATTCTGGTTCGGTGCAAAAAATACCTTGTTCAGTTTTAAACTATGTTTTTGATGATTTAAATATTTCTGAATCATATAAATTTCATGCATTTATAAACGAAGAGTTTGACGAAGTTGGTTGGTTTTACACTTCTGGTAGCGGTAGTGAAATAGACAGGTACGTTACTTACAATTATTCTGATGGGTCATGGGCATATGGTCAATTAAGTAGAACAGCTTGGCTTGACGCAGGAGTTGAACCTTACCCAAGAGCTACAGGCGGTAATTATTTGTACGAGCACGAGTATGGTTACGACGATGATGGTAACCCTATGACTAATGTATTTATAGAAAGTTCAGACATGGACATAGAAGATGGTGATCAATTTAGTTTTATATCTAAATTAATACCTGATGTTAGGTTTTTAAGTAATGAAGGTAGTGGTCAGATAAATTTTGTGTTAAAAACTCGTAATGCTCCAGGAGAAAATTTAACAACTAATAGCACGAATGTAATAACTGGAAATACATCTAAAATAGGTTTAAGGTCAAGGTCAAGGCAAATGGCTGTTCGTTTTGAATCAGATGACGACGCAGTGTATCCAGGAAACTCAAACACAGGCTGGAGATTAGGTAATAATAGAATAGAAATTAAACCTAGCGGAAGAAGATGAGTAAACTTTTACCTACTCAGTTACCTATAAGCTATGATGGTAATGTAGACGGAGCATTATACAATAGGTTAATACGTATATTAGAAATTAATTTAGGTCAATTTGACCCAGATAACACAAGACAGATCCCTACACAACAAAAACTAGAAGCTAAATTTAATCAAGGCGCATTAGTTTTTGACACCACTGTAGATAGATTACAAGTATACGACGGAGATAAATGGTTAAATATTGACATAACTGATGCTTCTTCTTTTAGTGGTCCGCCAGAAAATGGCTTATCTGCTCAGGCAAGTTTAGGTATAGTATCAGTAGCGACAAAAGGATCAATTAGTATTCATCTGTAATGAAACAAAAAAGGTGCAACTACTGTAACAAGTTTACAGATAGATGGCATAACAATAAACCACAAGCATGTGCAGCTTGTTTACAAAAAGCTAAAAAACTCCATATATCTAGTTCTAGATATAGATTTATGAAAAACCTGCTCATACAGTTAAGGTACTCAAGAGAAAAACAAGGACATACTTTTACATTAATACCAGAGGACTTATACGAGCTGTGGGACGAGCAGGAGGGTAAGTGTGCTTTATCAGGCATACCTATGACTTTTAATAAAAGTGACGGTGGAGAGGATACAAACGTCTCCATAGATAGGATAAAACCCAAAGGTTTATATGTAAGAAAGAATATACAACTCGTTGCAAAAAAGGTAAACTTACTCAAGCATACCCTTACAGAAGAAGAATTATTTGATTGGGTAGATAAGATTTATGGTCATAAGATACTAAATAAATAATATGATAGGTCAAGTAATAGAAGTAGCAGATAAAGTATTAGGTAAATTTATACCTGATAAAAATCTTAAAATGAAGCTACAAAAAGAAATGACTATGGCGTTTCACGACGCAAACTTAGCACAAATACAACTAAATAAACAAGAAGCTGCACACAAAAATATATTCGTAGCTGGTTGGCGACCATTCGTAGGATGGACTTGTGGTGTAGCTTTAGCTTACCATTTTATAGTTTCACCTATAGTAGAGACTATCTTGATTGCTGCAGGCGTAGCTGTTGATTTACCGAGCTTTGAGTTTTCACAATTATCTAGTATACTTATGGGTATGCTCGGATTAGGTGGTCTTAGAACTTATGAGAAAATGAAAGGGGTCTCAAGAGAAAAATGATGAATGAAGGTATAATGGCATTAGCCAGTCAAGGTCGTTACGGCGATCAAATGATAGCACACGTGGCTCCAGGAGAAGTAATTTTACCTAAAAAATTAGTAGCAGATCCAGAACTTAAAAAACAGTTAGAAGAATTATATGAAAAATTTGGCGTAAGTTTAGATCAATACACAGTAGGCAACGATGCAAACTCAATCAACCCTAACACAGGAATTATGGAGTTTGGTTTTTTAAGTGATCTATGGAAAGGTATTAAGAAAAATGCTCCGACTATTGGTCACATAGTAGGTTTTGCCGTAGGTGGACCTATTGGTGCTGGGATAGGTGGTGCTATTGGTGGTGCTGTAAAAGAAGGTGATTTAGGTTACGCTTTAAAACAAGGAGCGACAGGTTTTGCTTTAGGTAGTGTCGCATCAGGTGCAGGTCTTACTGGCGGTACTATGTCTAATCCGAGTATAGGGTTTGGCTCAGGCGGAGTATCTAGTGGAGGAGTAGGTGGATTTTTTGAAAACTTAGGGGCTAGTGCAAGAGGAGCTTTTACAGGAACTATGCCAGCAGGAGCAACCACTATAGGTAAAAGTTTTCAAGGTTTAACAGGTATGGAAAAAGGTCTTGCAGCTCTTACAGGTATGACAGCTATGGGGGCTTTTGAACCAGTTGAAGAAACAGGAGAACCATTACCTCAAATCCCTGGAGGCGTTAGTAATTATATGAACAATCCACTTGGCGGTGGTCCTGTTCAATTTACTTCTGGTCCAGACCGAGCCAGTATGTTGATGAATGCCCCTACTACCGCAATGGTACCTGTACAACAAGGTATAGAAAATTCAGCTTTATTGAATTACTTAGAATCACAGAGAATAAAACCTGTGACGAATGTAACTTTCCCTTCATTTGACGTGGCATAATGGCAACATTTACTCAATCAACCACCTCACCACCAATATTTTATGGTGAGTTAATGTCTCAAGGGATATTTCCCGCACTAAATGAAGAATTTAGAAATAGACTTACTAGTCAATATACCCCATTTAATTACAGTGGTCAAAGGATAGCTGATTTTAACCCTGACCAACAACTAGCTTTTGACATAGCTAGGCAAGGTGTCGGAAGTTATCTACCAAGCATGACTGCAGCTTCTAATATGTTGGGCGGTGCGTTAAATACAGGTAGTAATTTAATACAGACTGGTATTCAACAAGGTGTGTCAGGTACACAAGAAGCTCAAGATATTTTAAGAAGCATGTCAGGCGGTTTTGACCCTACTGACACAACAAGGTTTTTTAACCCTTACGAAGATGCTGTAGTAGACCAAACTTTATCAGACATACAAGATCAATTTTCAATTAGTGCTAATCAATTAAATAATCAAGCGATTAGGTCTGGTGCTTTTGGTGGGTCAAGGGCTAACTTATTACAAGGTGAATTAGCAGAAAGGTTTGGTAGAGGTGCCGCAGAAGCTGTGGGCGGTTTAAGAAGACAAGGTTTTAGTGATGCTATGAGGAATGCACAATTAGCTTTTAGAGGTAGAGGAACTGTGGCTGGTGGGCTAGGTTCACTTAGTGGTAATTTAGCTAATATTGGTATCGGTGGTGGTGGAGAATTAATAAATAGAATAGGTAGAGGTGCTGGTAATTTTGCTAATATTAACACTGGTATCTATAATTTAATGGGCGGAGATATAAATAGGCTCAGCTCACTCGGTGCTCAACAACAAGGACAAGCTCAAAGAGGGCTTGATATCGACTTTGCTAATTATGTGGGTTCTATAGGGTATCCTACAAGTGTAATACGTGACTTCAGCGGTATAGCTCAAGGTCTGGCTCCGACATTAGGCAGTAATGTGTATCAACAAGTTGATGAGCGTAACGCTCCAACAAATAATAAATTCATGCAGTTAGCTGGTACAGGTTTAGAATTATATGGTTTAGCTAAAGATGCAGGTATAGTAGGCAGTGGTTCATAATGGCACAAAGATTCGACCCAATAACACAAAGGTTTCAATTAAGTGGTTTAGATAGTTTATTTCAACAAAACCCAGCAAACTTAGCAAGTAATTTATTAAAGTCAGGGATGTCTCCTCAAGAGGTATCATTACAGACAGGTGTAAATCTTGATGAACTTATGTTACTTCAAAGAGATCAAATGACTAACGTACCAGTACAACCACCTATGGCTACTGTGCCTATGAATCAAACAGGCGGTATAGCCAGCACACTTAACAGAGATATTATGGCAGGCGATCCTACAGGTGAATTAGCTATGCTGTCAAGTCAAATGGTAGATCAAATGGATTTATTGGGTCTTACTAAAGATGAAGACACGGCTGACGCATTAGATGGCGTAGTAGCAGCACAAATAAATGCATCAGCTGAAAAGGTACAGTCCGCAGCAGCAAGTGGTGATGCTGGTCAATTAGCACAAGCACAAAAAGACGCTAACGATGTTACTCAATTAAATACTTCAATTATAAGTTTTATGGGTAATACCCCAGAAGCTAGAAAAGAAAAAATGAATATTTATAGAGAAGCTGCAGCAACTATGTTAGGCGGTAGAGAAGATTTAGAAAAATTCATTCGTCAGCCAGATGAAGCACTGCCTTACATGGTAGCAGGTATGGCTTTAAGTCAATCAGGTCGACAGGGTGATGATTGGATAACTGCTTTGACTAATGCTTTTAGTAAATACGCAGTCACTAAAAAACAAGAAGATAGGGCATTTCAAGATAGGTTTTTACAATTTAAGTTAAATGAACAAGCACGTAAAGAAGACTTCGCCGTTAATTTAGCACTAAAAGATTTAGATATACAAGCATCACAAATAACTGAAAAAGGTACGCCTTACATAGTCAACGGAGATTTACAAATATTAAACCCTATGGAAGCTAGAAAGATAAGTAAAACTAAGGGCATCAACATAAGACCTTATGATAAAGAAGTTGACGGTGTAGTATCAGATTATACTATCACTGGGCAAAACGGCAGTAGCGTAACTCAGTTGTTGACTAATTCTGAAGCTAAACAACTTCAAGACCTCGGTTTTGGTGTAGTGACAGGAAATTTAAATAAAGATAAAAAACAATATCAAATAATTTATCCACCTGATTATACACCAAAAGTTGGCAGTAGACTAGAAAACATGCCTAGTTTTATAAATTTATCAGAATCAGAAATACAAGCTATTAGAAAAGAGTTCCCTGATGTTGATTTCAGTGATAAAAAAGTTGACTTAGTACCTATCCTTAGAAATATAAATGGTGTGCCTACTCCTATGCTAATACCTGAAACACAAGTAAATTACAAAACTGACCAAAGACAATATGCAAGTGGGTTAAATATTGAGTTTGGTCCAGACGGCAAAGTTACAGGAATAACTTCAGGCAGTGGTAATAATGAACGAAGTTTAAATAAAGATAGAAGAAGAGCATTAAAAGAGTTTAGAGACCAAGCCACAGATACAGCACAAACGTACACGTTACTCGATGATATTATGAAAGTAGTTGACGGAGGTGCTCAGCTCCCAGCTGGTGCTAGAGGATTTACTAACATAGTACAACGAGGTATAGACGAACTTAAAGCATTAGGTAAAAATTTTGTTGATATTGCTACAGCTACAAACGATGTTTTAAATTTCACAGATACAACTTTTAAAGGTGCAGATGGTACTGCGATTACAGCTCGACAATTATTTAACGATTTTTCAAATTCGCCAGAATATGCTGGGTTATTAGGAACTAATGTAAATAATAGAGAATATCAAGCACTGACTTTTAACTTAGCTGTTTCTTTAGCAAAAGCTATGGGTCTAGGTGAAGCTAGGGCGTTATCAGATAGAGATTTGGTTTTCGCTATGAGAACGGCTGGTTTTGACTCTTCAAATAGAGAAAGTTTAATGGAAAGGCACAAAACATTAAGAAAACAACTGCTTAGAAATCTGTTTCAAGAAAAACTTAACATTGAAGCAGATGTATATTTAATAGGAGACGATAAGTTCGTAAAAGGTTTGGATGCTATAATTAATAACCCTATAGATCCGCTCAACCCAGATGTTACTTTTGCAAGTCTTTACAAAAGTTTTCAAAATGAACCTGATGATATGCCACAAGATACTTTAGCTCAATCTGCGACAACTACGCAAACTGTGTATAGCCCAGAGTACAGTAATTTTTTCAGTAATCTTGACGCCAGTAACCTCCCTAGTTTAACAAGTATGTTAAGTAAAAAAGTTAATGAAGTCTCTAAAGAACCAAAAGCCACGCAAGATAAATATTTTGCTGATTTAGGGAAATATATGAATACGCTACCGCAAGACATAAGAGAAACTATACTAACGGCACTCGAACAAGCTATGCAAGGTGAATAAATGGCTACCGATGATATTATACCAACTCCATCGACAGATGAATTATTAAACGAAAGGTTACAGAATTTACTAAACGATCCTAATAGATTTAAAGCATTTAGAAATTTAGATACTCAATATATAACTAAAGACGATGAATTTACTCGTGCTCTAGAAATAGATAAATTAACAGAATATGGTTTTAATTTAAGTAATCAACCTAAATCAAGAATTGAAAATGCTCCTAAGAGTCTTTTGAGTGGCAGACCTATAGGCACTTATGATGACCCAAGATTAACTTATGAAGAGCTCAACACTTCTACTAAAACTGAATATGGGGATGCTGTACAGCGTGGTTTAGAAGCTGGAGATCCATATTTTTTTCAGTCAAAATTTATTGATAGATTAAGTCCTCGAAAACTAGGTGAGTTTTATGGCATAGATTATGACAGCGAATTACCTAATTATTTTTTGTACGATTATTCTAATTTACCTAATAACATTTTAAGTAGTCCTACAAAAGCTAAACCAGTAATCGAAAGATTATTAAGAGATAAATTTGGTAATATGATGGAATTACCAGATGACTATGATTTTGATGTAAAATCTGATCCTACTGGTACAGTAGGTTTTACTTTTCAAAATCCAATAAATGGCAAACGTCAAGCAGTAAACCCACCAGGATTACAGTTTGGATTAGGGGAAGGCATACCTTTCCTCGCCCAATTAACTGCAGAAATAGGTGCTGGTATAGCAGGTACTGCTCTCGGAACACTTGGGGGTCCAACAACTGCTATAAGTTCAGGAATAATTGCCGAGGGTCTAGCATCATACACTTACAAATATCAAACTTTAAAAAATTTACAAGATAGGGGAATACTTCCCGCTGAGTACAACATAAATAGAGAAGCCATGAAAGAATTAGCATTAGTCATGGGTCTTGGTCTCACTTCTAATATAGTCTTAGGTCTACTAGGTAGATCTAGTTTGAAGGTTCCAGGACTTAGTAGAACTGGAGCTTTGCCTGGAGGTATCGACGATGACGAGTTTATAGAAGCATACGAAGAAGTAAGTAAAGAAATAGGCGACAATAATTTAATTTCCATAAGTAATTTGACTACACCACAAGTAGTTAAAGCATATGATGAAATACGTGCAGAAAGAGGCTTACCCAAATTAACTTCGCCTTATGAATCAGCTCAAAAAGAATTAGAGCAACTGGCTAGTGGACCATTAGGTAAACCATTAAGAGAAAAATTTATAGCACAAGCTGACGCAGGTGAAACAGCTGTGGATGATATTTTTGAAACAGGTGCTGATTTAAGTAAAAGAGATGCCTTACAAGAAGGTACTGATTTATCCATGTCAAGAACAGGTACAGAAGTACGTGAAGCTACAGAAGAGTTTGTAGAAACTGCTCCTAATGTTATTATCGCTAAAAATAGCATGGAAGATTTTATACAAAGGAACTCAGATGAATTTAAAAAGTTTATGGACGGTGGTCTAGATGTTTCTCCAGCAAGTTTAAGTAGAAATATACAAGAAGATTTTTATAATTTAAGGGTAGCTAAACAAAAAGAAACAGATGATGCTTTTAATACAGCATTCGATTCTGCAGGTGTGTCAGATAGAAGAAAGAAACCTTTTGAAATGAACGAAATAGCAGATGTTTTTGAAGGCATATTAAGTAAAACAGAAAGACAAATATTCCCCAGCGGTGAATTAGTAGGTATAGCAAAAAGAGCAGTATCAAAAATAAAAGGTACTGATAAAGTATCGCCTAACCCATTTTTATCAAGAGAAGCATTTGATGCTGATTTTGAACAAGTTAGAAGGTTACTAAGTGATGCCTTTGCAAAAAATGATATGAATGCTGTAAGAGAACTTGAGCAAGTAGTAGAAGCATTTGAAAAAACTAGATATGATACTTTATTAAGGGAAGGTGGAGAAGGAAGTACTCAATTACTAGATGATGCTTTAGATAAATATAAAGTATTAGCGAATGAATATAAATCTGGGGTAATAGGTGAAATAACTAATTTAAGTAATAAAGTAACTAACGCACTAAGTTCTGACAGTATTACAGCTTCTAACAAATTATTAAGGTTCATAAATTCAGGGTCAACAATAACAGATGAAGGGTTTATCAGTTCTCCTGCTTATTTGAGTAAAATATTTTTAGATCTAGATAATGGTAAATTAGTAGAAAACGTAAGATTAGCTACAAAAAATAATTTATTTGAAAATGTTTTTGACATAAAAAATGGTAAAGTAATGCCTAAAGAAGATGGTGCAGAACTATTAAGGCAATGGAAAAATAATAATGCAAGTGTACTAGATGAAGCTAACGGTATTTTTAATAAAAAAGAGTTACAAAGTTTTGACAATGTTGATGCTTTGGCTAATAGATATAGACAAGAATTAGAAGCTAGAGAAGTATTTTTACAAAAAGCTAAAGATAACGTAGATATAAAAGTTATTACAGAACAAAATTTAGATAACCCAGAAATATGGTTTAGTCAAATATTTGAGCCTAATAACGTAACTAAACCAGCTAAATTATTTGAAATAGTAAAAGCTGCAGATAATCTAACAGGCAACACACAGTTGATGGATAAAGTTAAATTAGCTATTTATGATGATTTTATGAAAAACACTTCTAGTAAACGTCTAGGTACTGATGTGTTTGACGCAGGGAAAATAGAAAAATATTTATCTGAACATGGCTCAGCTATGGGAATATTCTTAGGTGATAGATTCGTAGTTAATCTAGGTAAATTAAATAGACAACTTAAAACTTTTTTGCCTGCAGAAGGACAGATACCTAAAGATGAAGATAGGAATATATGGAAAGCAGCACAATCTGTAACAAGAGCATACGTAGGTTTATTTACTAGACCAGGAAGATTTTTAACTGCAGCAAATTATTTATTGAGTTCAGGCGCAGAGAGAAAAAGTATAGAGTTGACATCAAACCCTGATGAATTATACAGAATTTTAACATCACGTCAAGACTTTGATTCTCCTTACAGTGTGTTAAAAAGAAGAATTTTGGGTATAGCAGGAGGAGAATATATGATCATGCCTGAGGAAACACCTCTACCTGACGAAGAGGTAATGGAAGAAACAAAAAGGAAATTATTACTAAGAAACACAAGTGATGTTGAAGATAGGTTGATGAAACTCAAGTACAACCTAAACTAGCCAATCTTTCCACTTTTCTTCACCAAGCACAGTTTGAGCAATATTTTGTTTTTGACGTAAAGCTCTTACTATTTTTTCATCGACAGTTTTTTCACACACTATATCAATATATGTTACTTTATCATCTTGACCGATACGATGAGCTCTATCCTCTGACTGTAACCTTTTCTCTAAATCATAATTATTTGAATAATATATAACAGTGTTTGCTTCTGTAAGAGTTATTCCATACCCACCAGTCTGAGTATTACCAATAAAAAATCTTATTTTTGATTCTGGGTCTTGAAACTTACGTATACATACTTGTCTTTCATCAGCAGGTGTTGCACCATAATAAGTACAATAAGAATCCTCTCCATATTCTTTCTTAATAGCTGATTTTATATTTAATATGTCATGAATATAATTAGCCCAGATAATTACTTTTCCAGTAGTCTCACCTAGTATCTGCATTAATTCATCTAGTCTATTATTTTTAAGATTTAATGTTTCACCACTATCAGTTTTCATATGACCACATGTTA